AACAAAATCAATACTGGAAATTTGTATCTACTGAGGATAAACCAGAGATCATTCCAGTATTATCGAAAGCTTTAAATTTGAGTTCATCGGAGATACACAATAAAAAGGGAGCGTGGATGGTAGATATTCGCGAACCCCCTAATTTCTCAAACTTATCTCCTACTGATCAAAGAGCCGTCCAGGAACAAATCCAGCACATGATTCATCAAAAATACAAAAACATTCATTACAATGCCAATAATTTAGCCGCTAAAATAGATGAATTGGGGAAAGGGAAAGACAATCCATTTGACCATTGTGTGGTAATATTAGAAGAAGCGCATAATTTTATCAGTCGTATAGTAGGTAATTTAAGAAAAAAGAAAAAGGCCTCTCAATCCACGTATATAAAAATATACGAACTCATGTTAAAAGCACAAGATTTCCGTATTGTGATGTTATCAGGCACTCCTATAGTAAACTATCCACAGGAAATGGGTGTAATGTTCAATATATTACGGGGTGGAATCCTGACGTGGACGTTAGAATTAAGTTCCAATAACAATACTAAAGTAAGCACCGAAGTATTATCCAAATGGTTTGAACAAAACAATTGTCTCACATATGACTATTTGAATTTCTATAATGGAAAACTCACCATAACCAAAAATCCGTATGGATTCGTGAATGTAAATAAAATCACAAAAATGAGACAAGGAACTCAACCAGGAACTCAAAGAAAAGAACGGGAACCTAAAAATCAAACCAAAAAACAATTAGGTGGATATGGACAATACGGAGTGGAGTTAGATGAGAGAGGGGATGTGACAAATGAAGAATTTCTGAAACAAATTAAAAAAATACTACAGAACAATCAAGTAGATATCAAAAAGACTTCTTCTATCGTAGAAAAATGTTTACCAGACGATGATACATTTCGAGAGATATTTATAAAAGACACCACGAACTATTCTGATAAAAACGCATCCATGGATTTGCTAAAGTTAAATACTCTACGGCGTCGTATTCTAGGATTAACATCTTACTATAGAACATCGAATAAAGAAGTGTTACCGGAAATAGTAGTGGATAAGAAAAAGAAGAATATACACGAAGTACGAGTTCCGATGAGTGAACACCAATTAGAAATATATGTGAAAATCAGAAATAAAGAGAGAGAAAAAGAGAAAAAACAAAAAAATATGATGAACATACAGCGTAATGTAAACAACGGTGAACTATTTGAAATAGCTGGTTCTTATCGTGTATTTTCTCGTTGTTGCTGTAATTTTACATTCCCGAGTAATTTAGAAAGGCCCATTCCTAAAAATGCGCGTCAAGTAGAAGAAGATGGTTTGGGAGCGAATGTAAACGAGCATTCTATAGAAGATGCGAATCGAATCGATGTCAATGAAATAGACGAAGAAGATGTAAATAACGATTATAAATACCAACAAGAAATCATGAATGTGATGACGAAAATGAGTGAAAATAGAGACGAATATTTATCAGAGGAGAATTTAAAACAATATAGTCCTAAAATGTTAGCCATCTTACAGAATTTAAAAGATCCGAAATATAAAGGACTTCATTTATTGTATAGTTCATTCCGAACATTAGAAGGAATCGGAATTTTCAAAGAAGTATTGTTAGCCAATGGTTTTCAAGAATTCAAAATCGCTAAAGATAATGGAAAATGGGTTTTATCTACGGATTTATATGTGGATAACCGACCTTGTTTCGTTCTATATACAGGCACGGAAGATGTAGAAATGAGGGAAATTATACGAAATATATATAACGGAGATTGGAATCCTCCCAATGTTCCAGAATCTATCAGTATGAAATTGAGAGAATTTGCGTCCAATAATTTATACGGTGATGTCATTAAACTGTTTATGATTACTGCGGCAGGTTCAGAAGGTATAAACTTGAAAAATACACGGTATGTTCATATTATGGAACCTTATTGGAATTATGTTCGTTTAGAACAAGTGATGGGTCGAGCGCGTCGTATCCATAGTCATGATTCGTTACCAGAAAGTGAAAGGACGGTACAAAACTTTTTATATTTATCGGTATTGTCTGAAGCGCAGAAAAAGAATGGACAATATAAAGATTTAACCACTAATGATTTGAGTAAAATAGTAGAAAATAATCCTATTACTACGGATGAATTCTTGTATGAAACATCTCAAATGAAACAAAAAATCAACAACCAATTATTGACCGTCATGAAAGAGACTGCTATGGATTGTCGTGTTCATATAAAAGAACATAAGAAACATGAAAAATTAGTTTGTTATGGTCCAATTTCTGGTGATTCTACGTTTGTCGATTATCCTTCGTTGGATAAAGTATTGGAAGAAGATCATGATGAACATTTACAAGTAAAAGAATAAACGAAACCGGTAAAAATGAATAATAAAAAAACAAAACGAAAAATAGATAAAGTCAAAAATGATTTTATCTATCTACTATTTATAGTCAACTATAAAAAACGAAATAGTTGGAAAAATGAATAACGATTCCCAAAATATTCTTCCTAAATATTTACCAACCTATTTAACGAAAAAGGATTATACTACTCAAAAACGCGCCATAGAAAAAACAAGGAAATTATACCGGAAAGGTATTTTTATAGACCGTCCAAAATTAAAATCATTTCATACTCGTAAATCGAATCATATTCAACGCGCCAAGAGAATATATAACGTGGATACCATTAAACCTTCTATGGAATTAGCGAAAGCGTCTAAATGTTCTCTACGTGCTTTACAAGAAATAGTGAAAAAAGGAAGAGGAGCGTATTATTCAAGTGGTTCTAGACCCAATCAAACGGCCGATTCTTGGGCAAACGCACGTTTAGCGAGTGCTTTAACGAATGGAAAGGCAAGTATAGTAGATTATTCTATTTTGAAAAAGGGTTGTAAGAAAACCAGTAGAGTATTGCGAAATATTGCGAAAAACAATCATTCACGAAAACATATATAAATAAATGATTGGATAAATTACATATTGAACGCACAAACCCATGGAAATTCATAATAATGTTTTGACTATGCAAACTATTCAAATTGCTCCTATACGGAATTTATATAGTGCGTTAAAGGATTTGGTTCCGGATGTTACTATGATTATCGATAAAGAGGGTATGAAAATTATCAACTTTGATAAGAATCATACCACGTTAGTAGCAGTAAAGATGAAGTTTGAGAAACATGAGTGTATTCCAGATAAAATCGTGATTTGTGCGAATTCACTACATTTATTTAAATTAATATCCAATACGTCCAATGATGATTTATTTTCTATGTATATTGACAAAGATGATTATAATGAAGGTAGTATCTCCCATTTAGGTCTACAGTATGATAATGGTAAAATCAATCAATGTAATAATTATAAATTACGTCTGTTTGAACCGGAAGAAGACGAATTAGAAGTTCCCGAAGTGAGTTACTCTGCGATTATTCACATGCCAAGTGCTGGATTTCAAAAAATAATCCGTGATTTAACCGGTTTATCGGATCGTATTAAAATAGAGTCAGTAGGAGACGATTTGATATTTTCCTGCGAAGGTCATTTTGCGAAATCACGGATATTTAGAACAGAACAAAAAGCAGATACCAATACTTTAGATGACAAGATGGACGCAATTAAGTTTCGTAAAAAGCCAGAACCGTCAGTAGTGATGAGTGGAGAGTTTCCTCTGAAATCGTTGAATAATTTTATTAAATGCACGCCTTTATCGCAAAACTTGGAAATTTACTTGGAGAACAATCTACCGCTTATTGTAAAATATGATATTGGTTCGGAAATGGGCGACATAAAATTGTGCTTGAGCCCATTACCGCCAGTAAAGTATAGTTAACCGGGGCGAGCGAAGCGAGCCCTACTAGGGTCAATTAGAGGGTTTTGATCATTTTTATTTTCCTATTGAATTGAATAGGAAAATAAATTTATTCTACTACCGATAAACGAAAACCGACTTATTATTATTATTATTCATATCCTTGATATGATTGATTTTCGTGAAGAAAAAGACGATTTTGCTAAAATATATAAATAAAATATAATATAATATAGAATTCCTAAATCCTGATATTATTTCAAACGCGATTATGACTCTCCATGTAATTTGAACATGACGCCATGTTTCGTCAAATTTTCAATCATAGTTATTTTATTGGGGTCTTGATTATTATTATCGCGTAGCCATATTTTTATGATACAAAAGTTTTTTTTGGGGGAAATGGTGATACCATTAATACATTGATTGTAAGAATCGCAAGTTGTCAATGATTCACCCGCAGCAAGAAACATCATATGTCTCCACACTTGAACCACGTATTTATTGACGACTTTATAGGAGAAACACCCACCTGATTTATTAGCCGGGTCTTCCCATAATGGTGTTATACTATTGCGCATAAAAAATAGCATACTGTATTTTATAATATTATCACTAAGAGACTGGTTCAATGATATTACTTTTTCTACAGAGTCTACATTATCGCATATAATCGAATATCCTGATATTGTCCAATTTTTTTCAGTTGGAAAATGATGATATAAAGTCCACTTATCATTCAAACTATGTGACATACAGTTTTTTTCAGTATCTATTAGGGTTGATGACAAAGATTCACATATCATACTCATGGTATTGTGTTTCACCCCACTATAAATAATATATAATACATTCTTTATATTATTTACACTTCTTATAACACTTTTTATGAATAATATTCATAATCATCATAATAATATTATCCTATTCATTTATTGAGGAGGTTTATTTGGATTTTCTGGTTCTGGTTCTGATTCTGCTGGTTTATCAGGTTCAGTTTCATTATTTACTTCCGATACTGATTCTTCTGCTTTTTGTTCTTCTGGTTGTGGTTCTGGTTCAGGTGGTTTTTCTCCTTCCTCTATAACTTGGTTTTGTTCTTCTACTGCTTGTTCTGCGGGTTGTTCTTCTACTGCTTGTTCTGCGGCAGGGTCTGGGCTTTGTTTTTCTTCTTCTTGCGATTCTGATTCTTTTTTTTCCACATTCTCATCCACATTCTCACTTTTATCGGGGGTTGGTTTTGCGTTTTTTGAAAATCCCAACGCATATGAAATCTCTTTGAATATGGAAGTAGATTTTTCTTCTTTCTTCTTGGCTTCTTCTTCTTTTTTCACTGATATTTCAGCAAATTGCTTACTTTTCTTTTCATTGCGTTCGGATGCTTCTCTGCTTTTATCTGCTTCTAACGCGGTTTTCTTTAATAATCGCATTTTATCGTTCACCACTCTTCCGGTTTTCTTGTCAATATATTTGCGATGTTTGCTAAATATAGTCTTACAATGACCAAACGTTTTCATATTTCTCCTCTTTTTTACTGTTTTACAAGGAAATACACAATCTTTTAATGATAAACCGACACAAGCAGAACCTCTTTTGGTTTTATTTCTGAACTTTGACCTTTTCTTGTGTAGTTTTTTTGTACTGGATTGAGATACCATTTCTTGATTATTCATGAACGTATATATAATATCACAATAAAATAAATATATTTTTTGAACTAGTATTTACAGTTTGTTTATTAGATATTAAGTGATGGATAAAATCACCAAAACGCCCAAAAAGCCCACCAAGGAGCGGGAGATGTATAATATAAGGAACTATCATTAGATTCTTTATCTGATTCAGTGATTGTCTTTTCCACAAATTCCATATCTTCTTCTACAACAGGAGTAGGCAAAATATCTTGGTTCATCGATTTTCTTTCGTAACCATCCTGTTTTATTTCTAAATATTCGTCGTGTTTTATGATTTGATAAGTCATGGTATGATCTAAAAAACGAATTTCATAATCGAAATCAAAAACGTAATATATATTCATATATTCAAGCATTCTGTGAATAAAGGCTGGACTTAATATTTCGTTTCCTTCTAAATAATATCCAGGTGGTATTTTTAATTCAATCGCTTCTTTCATTTTTGGATGACAATATTCTACAAATAAAAACGACATCAACGAAGATTTAGGCAAGGATTCTAGGCGCAAAGGCGTTTTTGTCTTGTGTGGATTGTATGTGCGTATGATATAATTGTGATCTATATGTGCGATAAATAATGTCTCCATTGGTTCAGCAAATTGTTCAAATTCATATTCATACGGCATTTCGATTTGTTTACTTTCTAAAAAGATGATATGTTCATTTTCAACAAACTCCATAAAATTACTGATGTAGGGCAATACAATTTTGTCATAAGAATTATATTGTATTCCTTCTACGCCTATTTGATTCATATATGTATTACCCGTGAAACAGTATAATTGTATCCATTGTTTATCAGATGGTTCCTTTTTTTTATACTTATAAACTATTGATTCTATAGGATTTACTATATTCTTATTACACCATTCTACAAACATTCTACACCAATGAAATATAAAAAATAGAACTAATTGTAGATAATTCGGTATTTTTTCAAAAAATTCAAAAATATTGTTCATACTTGTGATATTTATTGGATTTACTATATATGTATCTATATTCTTTTTTCAAATTTTTAATTTTATTTATACAGTTATTTTTTTATGGTATACGAAAAAAATAATTCGTTCTATATGTCTAACGCAACTGTGTTCTTATTCGAGTTATTGCGTTTACGTGATTTCTTAGGCAACGTGGTTCCATCTAAATCTTTCAAGGACGAAACACTGATTATAGACTCAGAACCTTGAACGGGCGATACTTCTTCTACCATAGGTGGACGTTGAATCACGGGAGTCGGTGGTTCAGGACGTTTTGGTTTTAATCCCGATAATAATTGGTCAATATCCGGTGTGATTTGTGGTCCTTTCATTTCGGGTCTTACTAGTGGTATCGATTGTGACTGACCTTGTGTATTCTGTTGATTTTTCGCTAAATCTATACCGGATTCGCGGAACATGGGAGTAGACGCCGCTTTTAAATCCGGACGATTACCCGGATTGGGTGTAAATTGCATATTACCTGGTCTTGCGGTAGGTCCATGGTTTTTGGTTTCTACAGGAGCGGGTGGTGGACCGTATCTAGTATTCACTTCTTCCGGTGGATTCATTAGATTTTTGGCAAAGTCGAAAGCGGTGTTCTGTTTACTCATAGTATCTACTGCCGCATTCGTGAACATTTTCATCAGTTCCGGATTTTGCTTCATCACATCATTGAATCCCGGTGTAGCGGAACTTAACATTTTATTACTCATATTCACAACCGCGGCAGAAAATCCTATACGTAACAATAGAGACACTTCCGGCGCCATTTTTCCTCCTTTGTATTTTTCATGTAATTCGCCAAATATCTCTTCATAACTATCTAAATCCTCACTGACTTGTTCACCCCAACCATCCAAATTCAAGTCAAATGGATTCAAGAGAGCATTACCATATTCGAGAGTATTCACTACAGTAGTAAACCACCAACCTTGTAATTTGATACTATCTTTTCTCCTCTTTTCCTCTAATGCGCCTTCATATTCATCTTCGACTTCATCATAGTCAGAGTCCATATTGAACACGGAACTGCTTTTATAAGTTCCTTTATCGGACCATTCCTCGAGTTTCTTAATCATAATTCTCTTTTTGCGTCTTTTTTCACGTTCATTCATAGTAGAGGAACTTCGCGATGTCTTGGGAATCTCTTCGTTGATTTTGCTAAACCCGTCCCATGTGCTACTGGATGAAGCAATCGATTCTTTCGTAGCTTGTCCTAAATTAGATTCTGGAGCAAATGTCTGTTTTGGTGCCTCTTGTTTATTACCAAAGCTAAACATGTTCCCAAATCCAGACAAACCATTCAAGGTTTTAGCGCCAAATGAATCGGATGAGGAGGATGCGCTTGCGGTGCTTTTTGATAAATCGTTCAATTCCGATTCTAAATTATCCAATTCGTCTAAATCGATTTTCGTGGAGGCAGAAGACGATTTCTTCTTCTCATTCATCAATAATTCAATACCTCCTCCAAAAGAAACGGAAGGTTTTTCTTGAGGTTGATACGCCACATCTCTCAACGGAATTGTATCTAAATCTATGTCAACAACTTCCATCAGTTATAGTTATGTTTAAATAGGATTTTTTATTTTTAAGTTGTACGCACATTAAATATTTAATTTTAGTTTTATTGAGTTATTTTGGGTTTGTCGTGTTTGCTATACTATCGATATCCATATTAGATTCCTTGGGAAAAATGCTTATCCCACCACCATAATCCTTGTAATAAACAATCCGCTAAATCATCTTTCTTCGGGGATTTTTGAAATAACTCTACCCATTCTTGAGGAGCACCAAATTTTTCTTCCAATATTTTTTGCCCGTAGAAAATCCCATCGTGTTTATTTTGTTTATAATTCGTTTTGGCTTCCGATTGTTTCACAAAGTCTTTTAGTTTATTGGTAGAAGAGACAAATTCGATGGAAGAAATGCCTAAAGATATGAAATGTTGGGCAAGCATCCCTTGGATGGTCTTCATTCGATTGGCAATAGGACTAATTTGATTTTCTATAATGACATGTGTAATGGTTTTCATGATTGGTTTATCTATAAGTTGTCTATGAAGAGACCTGCCTATAGTGATCAAATCGAGTTTACTGGCATTTTTATTTTTTACGGTAGGTATTAGTTCCCATGATATTGCTTGAATATGATTCCATAGGAGTTTATATAATTCAGTTTTTTTAGAAGGATTTTCTAGTAATTGGAATTTTGTTCTTAATTCTTGAAGACCTTCTATGGTACGTTTTTTGAGACAAGTAGAAGAATATTCTTTTGTAGGAATGATAAATTGGGTGGATACTTTAGCATGTTTTTCACACGTATGACAACTCCCATTTTTATGATACTTTGCTTTTAAAGAACAACATTTTCCATTTTGTTGAATTTGAGTACATTTCTGAACAACTGTGGATTGTTTACTCGTAGTAGCAGAATTGGTAGTTTCACAAAGATTCAAAACATTCCAATCTAGAATTCGATTTTGAGACAAATCCAAAATACAATAGGCCAAATTCTTGATTCCTACATCAAAACTGAGCAACTTAGATGACATTCAATGTCCTAACTATTTGTTTCTATTTATATCTATTTTTGAATTAGTTACTAGCATAGCATAATAATATATATCATAATATTATATTCATGGATTTTTTTGGAAAGTTTTTCGTTGAAGAAGTAGGTTTTGTGGTTGAAGACAAAGTTATTTCTAATGCTTTTCAAAAATTATTATATGAAAATTGTCATGATGACCACGATAAAAAAATATTTGATGAAAATAATATATATGATGAATTAATGAAAGAAGGAATTATTAAAAAAGGAAGCAGTTATATCTTTATCAGTAATAGTGACCACTTTGTGAAAGATAAATATAATGATTTATCGAATTTCTTGAATAAATATGAATTTAGTGAAGAGACAAAAAATAAAATACTAGATTTTTATAAAAAAGAAACAGGTGTTATTCTGAATATTGTGAATACAGTTCGACCGATTGGAGGGTCTCGAATACATAATAAGATAAAAACAATAAAAAAACGAAAACTCGCTAAAAAACGAAAATACAATAAAACGAAATAAAATATTTATCCGTGAGAAATAAACATTTTACAGTATCATATTTATACCTTAATTATTGACCATTACGTTGTAATCGTATCAATTCCGCTTGTGTCAAGGACGGCACTACCTGTTTTGCTTGTAATTGTTCCCGTGATAAATAGATGTTTTGTAAATCACTTCCATTGGATTCTCGATGGGAAACAGGTTCATCTACAGAAGTGTATATTTTAGGGAATTGAAACACGGTTCCTGTATCTTGCTTTTCATGACGAACAGAATATCCGATATCATTTAATGCATCTTGGAATAATTTGATTCGAATACTTTCACTATTCTTCATTAAGTATTGTCGATACTCCCAATTACTGTTGATGCCATTTTTTTCAATGATATGTTCATTTACGATAGTCCCTGGTTGCCAAGAAGCTACTATAGAACGACCATCATTCATGATGGGAGGAAAATTTTCATGCTGATTATTGGATTGATATCCATGTGTAGGTAAATCCATAGTTGGATAGGCGGAGGATAATGGTTGAGCTTGAGAAAATAAATTGTTCATCATGGTTGAATTTGTTTATTTATGTATAAAATAGACAAAGATTTTTACGCTAAAGACTAAACATTACATAATGTTTTTGTATGATTTCAGTTTTTATTCAGTTTTTATGTCATCTCTTTATGGGAGGCTTCTATTATCATATTCATCAATTCGAGCTTCTTATATTTAGAAGGGTCATCACAAATACCGTCACGAAAGGCAATAGTTCGTAGCATTTGAACATTCATTTTTTGTAAAGCGCTTTTAGTCAATTTAGTATCATTCTCAATAGTATCAGGTTCTACTGTTAATATAGACCCCTCCGTTGGAACATCCGTTTCTTCCATTTTCATGACTTGGAGAACGTTTTCAGTAAATGTTTCCGATGGTTCTTGTTTGAACATAATATCGTCTAAAACTAAGTCTATATCTAGGTCTACCTCTACATCTTCGTTTTTAATCTGTTCTGAATGTTCAGGAACGTCATTATCTATAATATCTTCGTCGTAATTTGTATCATATTCAATTTCATCGCTATCGTCTTCATCTTCGCTATCTTCGTCGTCACTATCTTCGTCGGTATCGTCATCTAAATCATCATTATCTTCAATATCACCATCATCCACATCATCTTCTACGAATTCATCATCATGAAATGGTGGTTCTGCGTCTAAAACTTCATTCGAAATAATAATTTTTTTATATAACTCTTTAAATGGATTTGACGATGAAGAAGAAATGAATGTAGCATCAGTAGGTAAACACATATAATTGGATGGCGTAGATTTTTCATTATTATGAGACATTTTAGGATAATTCATCTGTGAATATGTGGGTGGTTGCGATATAAACTTGGACGAATTTATATTCGGATTGCGAATTAGTTCTATTTCTTGATACAATGTTTTGGATATATCAGCCAATGTCTCATATTTACTTTCTAAACTATCTACTCTTTTTTTGAAATGATATACCATTAATAAAATTAAAAAGAAAGACATCCCTAAACTTAAGAAAAAAAAGCTTTCTACAATAGAAAAGAATGTCATATATTATTGTATAGACCTAAATAATTATTATATAGTTAAACGCAAAATATATTTATATTTTTTTTATCCTTTTTATTTTTGATAAACTAATCAACTAAACTAATTGTAACAAATTTAGGCTAACTGCTAATAAAAATAATCTTATACTGTATATAATAAAAAATGAATCTTATGGAAGAATTACCGAATGAGAGAGCATCCAGAGTATCATCTAAAGTATCCGATAATTCATTATTTTCTACCAATACTAATACTAATACCAATATGGATTCTACTGCTTCCAATAACGATACCTCATCTAATAATAATCAATTGAGTCTACCTATATTAGATTGGAAATCTATCATTATTTTATTGTTAGGATTAATTGTCGTTTTCAGTTATTACGGAATTCATATTCTGAATTTATTAGGAGACGCTATACAAACATGGGTATCTAAAATATCGCCCATTTTCAATAACTTTTTCGATTTATTAGGTGATTCTACTGGTTCTGCTATCAATAAGACGGCAGAAATTACATCAGATGTAGCAAAAACGGGTATCGATATAGCAGAAGGAAGTGTTCAAAATATAGGTAATTTAATGATTGGCGAAAAAGCGATTGGTAAGGCTAATGGTAGGAAACCCATAGAACCGGAACCAGATGCTCCAGAAGACTCTATTCAAAAATCCCTATCTTCCGCAAAAACAAAATGGTGTTTAGTAGGGGAATATCAAAACAAACGAGGTTGTATTGATATTTCGGAAAGTGACAAATGTTTATCTGGCCAGGTGTTCCCTAATGAAAGAATGTGTCTGAATCCCAATTTAGCCCCTACCCTCCCGTAACTTGAATCGAAGTGGTATTGATATTGATAGTGGCGCTTGTATTCAGTTTCAGTTGTAAATAAATTTCCAAGAAATATCCTTTTACAGTATAAAGTTCTATATTTTCTACCGTAATAGTGGAACTAGTCGTATCTATATAATATTGATACTCAGACAAGGTAACCGGAATATTATCATAGTATACTTGTAAGACCGCATCCATAGTAGTAGGAGTATCACTGGTATATGGAATAGTAATTTGAAATGTATTAACAAAATACAGATTATTTACAATTTCCAATACACCGATTCGATTGTAGGGGGGGGTCTCAATCGCAGTAAAGGTAACTGTGTTTATAGGTGAATTCGCATGAAATAGGAAAGGGTTTGTATTCTCATCATTATTTTCATTAAATGTTTTATTGGGAGGTTTGTATAGATATAAAGGCACTGTTTTGTCTAAATAAAGAAACATGGGCGGTCCTGGAACATCCGATGAAGTAGTGGGTACAAGATTCATACTCGATTCGCAATATACTGTATCTGTTTGAGTATTCCGTAAACGTGTTGATTTTTGTGCGGGACTGTATCCTCTCACGACTTGAGCAAATCGTTCTGCTTTTGTTAATTTATTCAATTTAATACTCGTTTGAGGCCCAGAATATTGTAATATTTCTGCTTTACGTCGCATATCTAATTGTTCTTTAGTGTAGCTCAATTCGTAGGGGCTAACCAGTTCTGTGCGTGATTGTGGTTGACTAAAGTTCATACGTAATCTTCTTTGATTACAACTCATTTGGTAGGGGGTAGTGTTTGTCTATATGATTCTAATGATATTGTAAAAAATCAATAGTATTAGATATTGTTGAACTGATTTTGGATTTTTTTCTACCATCCTATGACGAATTATTAATTATAGGAATTATGATACCATATATTGGATAGATAGGAATATGTCGAACTATTCCCTTTATTTTCACTGGATTTATTGCTTGGTTTCAAATTGGGCCCAAACATCACGATGTTATTTATTTCAAATACATTGAGTGCGTAATCATAATACCGTAAATTAGAAAGTTTTCCAGCAAACCCACCTCCTACTGTAACATCATGGAAATTTTGTTTCGGTGCTTTATCCATATTATGACGTTTTACAATAGTTCCGTTTACGTATATATCCAGTACCGTATTTTGCATACGAATAGCTAAATGAAACCATTTTTGGATCGGTAAATTGTTTGCGATCACTATGTCACGAGATTGTTCTAATGCTGTAGCACCAAAACTAATATCCAAGCTATCAACATGGTCTAAAACGACGGCTACATGAAAATTACCAGAAACTTCTGTTGTTACATATACCCCTGGACCATTGGATACATATAATCCAGTAGAGGAATCAGGTGTGGTGCCTTTTACGAAAATAGGTTTATATGTAGATGTCGATAGTTGATCAGGAGTGAAATATAACCAAGTGGACCAAGTAAATTCAATACCTCTATTGCGATCATTTGATTTCAAAATAGGTATACTTTCATTATTTTTAGGGTCTTGGTAAATAATAATTTTGTCCGAACTCGAAATGGAACCTTTAATTAAATAAGGACTTGTTTTGGGAGATAAAAAATAACCTAATATGGTCATACTTAGTTTCAAAACAATCATAAAGATAATAAATACTAAAATAATAAACACAAATTTTGCTAAAAGTGAATTCGATTGTAAAAAATCGTCACTAGCATCGACCATCGTTTTGTTGGAAAAATCACTAATAGACGATTGAATACCTTGTTTTGCTTCTTGAATACTTTCACCGATACTATTGACAGTGTTTACGGCTCCTTCTTTTACATCATTTACAGTAGGAACTTTTTCTTTTATTTGTTCTATGATAGGTTTATCTATGTTCATATTGTATAATATACTTTTATAGTATATTTTACAGTAGCAATAATAAACATATATAATATAATAAACTATATTCAAATCCAGGATATTATTCAAATTCAGGAATAATAAGATATAGTATAGGATTTATTCAGAACCAATATTAAAATAGGTTGAATTGACGAACATCTAAATCATTTTTCTTTAAAGTGAAAGTAGCACCATAATTAGAAAACATTTTGCTAAAGTAATTTCCACCGTTTCCTTCCATATATTTATTCCATGCCATGGTAGGATCCATAGGTAATGGCTCTCGTTCTACTTTGGCTAAGTAAGCGTCCATTGTTCCGGGATTAATATTGGCATCTTTCGCGATAGGCTCTGAATTTTTAGTCAACTTTTGTGAACGCACCATTTTACCATCAATATACATGTCTGCTACATTATTATCAATACTTAATATTACGTATACCCACTTTTGTAATGGGAAATTATTCATAATAATGTTATTGGATGTTACTGTTGAATCAGTAGCTAGTAATATATCATATTTAAGAGTTAAATCACTGGACAGTTTTATCTTTAAAAATTCTTTTAAATTAGATTTAATTTCCAGTATACTTTTCTCATTCTCTAATTTATTAACATATATCCAAAAACTAATATAGTATCGAATAGAAGTAGGTTCTCTTAAATTTTTCATAGGAACTAATGTAGCGCCGTTATTGGTAACCATATCGATTTTTTTAGTGACTACTTTGCCTTTCTCGCTAATAACTTTATATAATATGTAAATTAAAACAATTAAAAAAATCGCCATAATTATTAAAATGTAGTTCATAGTAGTATACTGTTAAATAAGATTATTTACTGGGGGATTCTTTAATTTTAATAAGTTATATGATTGGGTGATTTGAGTTAAATTCATATTGGATAAAGATACTGTTAAATTACATATAGCTCCATGTAAAATGTTATCATCGGAACCAATGGTGATATTCATATCAGATGTATAAGATGGTATATTTTTTCCTAAAGATAAAGTTTCTCTCAAAACGCCATTAATAAAAATATCTACTTCTAGATCATGATAATTGAAAACAACATAGTTCCACCGTTGCATAGGAACTTTTAATTCCGTTTCAATTATTTTACCATTAGAATTATCTTTAGGATTGGTAGTATTGGACAATACAAATTTCCATTTACTATTGCTTTTACATGATATATATGGACATCCTACGTTTTCTTGTATTGAATTTCCATATCGAAACATCATACACTCTTGATCTTCTCCTATATTAGGATGATTGGTAGTCATCCACATGGAAATACAATATTGTTTCATGATATTATTATCATCTATAAGAGTTCCATTTTCATCATATTTATTTATTTCAAAGCCATTCAAATATTTGTCTTTATTGACAAATGGTTTGATATCGCTAATCAATGTTTCATAGTAAAAATAGGTTGGATTTAATATTAGTTTATGACTATTAGGTCGATAGATCATGGATAATAATTTAGGTAAAAAGAAATATAACAGTATCAGAATAATCTCCATAAATAATAATAAATATACTATTTGTGGTGTTGTGATTAATTCTTGAAATAAGTATCGTATATAGTCATTGACAAAACAGGGTATTAAAAATACTAAATAGAAAATAAATCCTATAACTCCTCGTTGGCGATATGACTCGTTGAAAAATATATTGAAAATAATAGATAATGCTATTATTATAATACAAAACAATAATACTTTAGAACTTAAGGTTATCATGAAAGAAGTTGTATCGGATAAGGGCGGTAGTGGAGTGAATGCTGTTAAATAATTTATGAAATTGAAAACGGATTTATTAAATGTAGGCGATATGCTTTTTAATAATAGGATGGAAACGACAATGATCATCACCAACACAATGGCTAAATTTTTTTTATCTTCGAGAGAGGAAAATATAAAATAGCAAAAAATAACCAATGGGATAATAACACTTACTAAATAGATGGCCATATTTTTATTCGACAATGACGATTTATCGTCTCGGATTAAATTCAATAGGTAAATGAAATACAATATCAACGCAATAGTAATACCTATTTTTGTCCCATATTGAATCACCATTTTACGATATCGCGGATCGGCAGGTAATAATGAATCTAAGTATGATTGTCTCATATAAAAAATAATTGAAGCTATATATTATAATAGGGAAATGGAATAATGGAATATATTACTAAGTATTATAAATTCTCAATGGTCGTTTTTTTACCATGACATTCGCGACATAAAGCTACTAAATTATCAATATGATTACTGCCTCCATATTCCAACCGCATTTTATGGTCTACTTCAAACCACGCCGATAATTGCTCACCACAATCACCGCATTTCCAATTTTGTTGCGCAGCTACAAATTTCTTTTTCGTTTCACTTACAGAACGTTTAGTGGCTTTTTTCCCTGAATTCAGAATACGAGCGTCAGGATGAGTATTATTACTATTGTGATTGTGATTGTGATTATTTGGCAATAACATATTCATCATATTATAATTCCCCCCGGAGAAAGTAGTGCCATTCGGTATCTGAGAAGCAAAATTCTGTTTTGAGGTGAAATCTAAGATGGGAGATAAGACATTGCTAGTATTTTGGTCTATAGGTAAATACTTTAAATATTCATGCGAAGTAGCGAACATTTCGTTGGCTTTTTGAGGATTCTTTTTCACTAACCACCACATGACTAAACCACCAAACGCAATACCGAACATCTGATAATATTTTTTATAGGAAAGGGCTTTTTTCAGAAATTTGCCTTCGGTGTAGACATTACCTATGAGAAACGCCGTGATTAGAAATATTATAATTTCAATACGCATCTATATCTATATAAATAAATATATATTTGTCTATATACAGAAAGGTTCATTTTGTTCCCATTAAAATGAAGATGGAACAAAACGCAATCAACATAAAATAAATATGACGTTTTTCTAATCCCAATCGTTCAGAGAACGAATACGATTTTGGTAAATATTCGTGATAATACTTGTCTAAATGTTCCCAGTAAGTATGTTCATCCCGACCTATTTCTTGTTCGACTTTATTATTGATAAAATGAACCCAGTATGTAAACGAATCTTTATTATCTAAATAGGGCGTCACCGGAAAATAATCCAATACTTGAATAAAAATAGATTGGAGTTTCTCATGAGGACAAAATAAAGGTAAGTTTTGAACAAAATCGTAATATTTGCGCTTGGTCACTGTATTGGGAAATTCGGGGTAACTATGGGCTACGGTATAGAGAAAGAACCAAAAATGAGGTAACCAAATAGGTGGTTCTAAATTTTTCATTCGTATTATTGTTCGTATTGTTATATAATAAGATGTAAAAAAACGGATTTGAAATGAACTTCATTCTACATAAAACGAAATAAACAAAAAGGTCTAAAGAAAAAATCTAAAAAAAGTAAGGGAAAACAATTTAAAACTACTAATACTATTACTATAAGAAATTAACATTACCATAAAAAAATAAAAATGTTATCATATATGAATCATCACGCCGCGCAAGATTTATTTTGTAATAATTGCGGCAAACAAGGGCATTTATTTTACATATGTAAAATGCCGATTACTAGTATAGGAGTCATAGCGTTTCGTATTGTCAATGAACAAATAGAATATTTAATGATACGTAGGAAAGATACTTTAGGTTATGTAGATTTCATGAGAGGAAAATTCTCTTTACATCAAAAACAATATATCATGAATATGGTTTTACAAATGACTATCTTTGAAAAGGATGTTCTATTAAACAAATATGAACAAATTAAAAATGGTCACAATGTATCACTAAAAGAAAAAATCATTGAATTGATTCATGGCGTATATGTAGGAAATGAGTTTTATGATTTGAAAAGTATTATTTTAGAAAGTAAACAACAAGCGGATTGGAATGAACCGGAATGGGGATTTCCGAAAGGACGACGTAACGCACAAGAATGTGATTTTGATTGTGCGGTTCGAGAATTTTCAGAGGAAACCGGTTATCCGACATCCGTTCTACATAATATCCGTAATATTATTCCTATGGAAGAAATATTCACCGGTTCTAATTACAATTCCTATAGACATAAATATTATATCATGAATATTTCATATGAAGATAGTATGAAAAATTATAAATATCAAAAGTCAGAAGTAAGCGGAATGGAATGGTTTACTTTACCGCAATGTCTTGAAAAAATCAGAATATATAATTTAGAAAAGAAAAACATAATTTGTAACATAGATTATTGTTTGAAAAACATGTTGATGCTTTCTGTTTCAAAAATTTAATATCCATTTAATATAAAATGAATATTACGGATAATAATGATGGGAAGAAAACCCGAAGAAAAAGATGCAATAAAGGGAAGCATTGGGATAAAGTTACTGAATCGTGTGTCGATATAGCAGTCCTGGAGAATCAGAAAAAAGGGACTCCTAAATCCGATTTGCTTCCTAAAGAAGCACCTCCATTAGATGATAAAAACATAAAACCAAAACGTAAATATACACGGAAAAAGAAACCTGTGCCACCTGTGCCAGTAACAGCAGATGAGAATATACAGGAGGAAAAACAAGTAGAAACGGTTGCTCCTGAACCAACCGCAATCGCAATCGCAAATCCAGTAAAACCCAAACGAACCTATACTCGTAAAAAGAAACCTGTTCCAGTA